TTAATTACCAGCCATATACCCTACGCCAAGGGCCAGTAAAATATAGAGTCTGTTTTTCGCTTGATCGCTTTGCATCTCTTTCTTCCAGGCGTTTCTTTCTGCATCTAGCTGCTTTTTGAGATCCTCTAGTTGCTCTTTTGTGCTTTCCTGATAACTAAGGATCTCGCCCCTAAGATTTTCGTAAGCTTTTTCCCAAGCTTGCGATTCTATCCTGTATGCTCGAATTGCTGTAAGAGTATCCCGACCGTCGGCCTCATTCCCCCAAAACCCCGCTTCAGGAGTCGTCCATCCTGCTGGAACGTACTCCCATGCCCCGAAACTTTGCGAGCTCATCATTAAGCTCGTTAGCGATAGAACTGCCAGGAAGAGAACGAACTTCTTGCGCAGTTTTTTCACGGATCACCCTCACCTCTTTTCGAGTGGCTGTTTCCAATTCGTTTATTTTTTCTCCCAAAGCTTCGATTTCTTTTTGTAGTTGATCAGCCTTTAAATCTGTATTTATTAGAGTCTTAGGCAACTTGGGAGTTTTAAAGAGCGGTGTAATTATCCAAACTGCCAAGAGAATGCCAACTAAAATTATTCCCCAAAAAACAAAGTTTATTTTCCGCTCGAACATTCTCTCTCAACCCTTCCTGCCAAAGATTTCAAAACCCGCTTCTTGAGAACTTGCAAAACTTCATGAGAGGAATATCCAGAAATAGCAATTGAGGCACTTTTGAATCCTTGAGGGATAGAGACTCCATCGAGCACGTAAAACACACAGATGCCTACGAAAGCAGAGGTGATAATTCCTGTAAAAAAGAACCACCACGAAAATTCTTCTTGCTTGCAATTAAGCCCGTGAGCTATTCCTCCAAAAACAGCGAGTGCTACCGGCGTTAAGAGCCGCGTTATTTGCTCTGCAAGTTTTCCTTCGCCCAACAAATTTTCTCACCCTCTCCACTGCCGCAAATGCCCGTCTTTAGGTTTGTGTACATCTACGTGTATACGACCGTTATAAAGCCCGAGTCCTCCCAATTCAGAAAGTTTCCCATCTTTGTATGCCCGAAGAACCTTTGAATGAAAAACATTGTTAGAATATTTTGCTTGGCGAATATCCGCGGCTACGCCCTGCGTGTGCCAGCTATTTGGAACCCCGCCAATGCGTTTGTTATGCGTAGGGCAACGGTAGCCGGAATTGATGAAGATTGGCGTTCCTACCAAGGAGCGGATTTTTTCTAAAAGGCTCAAGAGTTTCGGTTTGATATCGCACCTATCACACCCACAACGGCATGCAAGTTCAGTTCTGCTAAAGTGCTCTGAAAGCATGTGTCTCCCTCCTCTCCATAAAAAAAGAGGCTGCCGTGTGGGCAACCTCTTGAGTGTTTAATTTAGCTATTCTCTTACCACTTGATTAGATTCAGTTCCTCTTCTGTAGTAACTGCTTCTACTTGGGCTATCAATACGGCCTCTTTATCAAAACAGGCCTGAACATGTGCCCTTACAGCCTTTGCAACAGCTTTGATCTCGTCTGCGACAAGCGTCACAAAACCGCCTTCTGTTTTCCATTGACACGAGTACGTAGGGTCGTCGATTTCCTGCAGGGCTGCACCAGTGATCATTGCCTGGCTCTCTCTATCAGTTTTTATTTTTAGCCCGTTTACCGAGATACCGGCTGTTTCCTCTGCCCAACGTGCACTTGCTATCTCAAGTAGCTTTTTAGGCCTCATAAAGAGCAATACATCTTCTTCCGTTGCATCTGTTATTTCATACCCTGTAATTTCATCTGCCGCAAAAATAACGTGTTTTCCAGTTTTGCCTGTGAGAAGCACTTCTAGAAGCTTCATTTCATCGGGTATTCCAGTAGAGCAATTGCCTACGGAATCCACAACAATATATCTATTCGCTGCATAAAAAAGCGTGTACTCCCCCTGCTCGCTATAGGGGATTTCTATTTCCGCCGCAGGCATAGCGCCTGCTGGGATAATGATTCTCCTCATTTTCGCTTTCTCCCTTCATAGTCAAGATATTTGAGCGCCGACATGGCGCTTCTCATGCTGTTGCAAAGATTTATACCGTTTATTCTCCGCTATCGCGGAGAATTCAGGGTTCAAATGTTCAGTGTTCAAAATTCTAAACCTTTGCGAGACGGCCACCGCTGATGCTGCTCGAATTCGACGCAGCGGTGCCCAAATTCAGGTAGAACAGGCCAGCCTGCGAGCCATAGTACCAGCCGCCGCCGTAGTAGCACACCTTTGTACCATCTTTTGTAATCCAGAAATAATCGCTGTATGTACCATTGTCTTGCGATGAAATAGTAGTCTTTGGAAGGTATAACGCGCTCAAATCAAAGTTGGCCCCAGAAGCAACATGCATCTCGGTTGGATACCCACTATTGGGAAAAACCTCCCCTGTGTTAACAAAAGATTTGCCCCCTCCCGAATCCCACACCCAAATAGCTCCATCTCGATTTTCAAGCCCTTGCACCATGCACCACGTGTTTCCCCAAAGTTCGTGTATGCCTCGCCATATGGCATTTGTATATCCGGTGCTGAGCGCCCATCCGCCCGAGGCATAAGGCACTAGCGAATCGCAATTTCCCCTGCCGAAAACAGATTGTGAGTCTGTTGTTCCCATTTCTACATGCGCTAGCATTTGTATAGCAGCGATCTGATAGATGTTTATGAGTGAAAATCCCGTTACGCCACTCGCATTTCGTGCATTACACCGTGATACCATCGTTGGAAAATCTATGATGACGAGAGGCGGTTTTTTTATGCTACTGCCTGCTTTTGTTCCGCCATCATCAAAAGCCTCATAAGCGCCTATATAAAAGGAACTTATTTCTACGCCACCGTTGAGAAAAGCTGGATGCAATTTTGCGCCAGAAAAAGCAGTTTTGTTGACAAATCGAGCCTGCTTGCCTGCATATGGCCCAGATGGCAACGTTTTTACCAGGAAATAAAACTGGGAAATTTCCACCATAGCCTGATCGTCGACCGTAGATACAGAGATCTGATATTCCGGCCGGCTTGAGAAATACCCAGGTGGTGGCATTACAGGGTTACCGTCTAAATCCACCCAATCCCAAAAACCCGCTCCGCCGCCTGGTTCAACAAGGACAAGGCCAATAGGTTGTGTTGTCGAAGCTTTGTCTAGAAGGCGCCTGCCGTTCCAGTATGTCGCATTTACCGCAAGACTTGATGTGGCCGCATTGCCAGTAATGTCACCTGGGAGTTTCCCCGCCGCATCGAGCTTTAAAACCTTGTTCGGTTCTGGAGACACCACTACCTCGGAGGTTTTGAGGTAGGGCAAGTTATTGTGAGCTGAGGAGTCGATATTATGGGTTGAAATACTGTCATCGACATACCCACGCGTTGACAGCACAACAGCAGGGTCAATCTTCAACGTAATTGCAGACGCGTTCGACACCTCTAAAATCATCCGAATATAAAGATCTTTTCCAGATCCCTCAGCCAAAGCTGGCTTGTATGTAGCCGGGTATTTGCCTATGGCAATAACATCGCCTTCCGAGTCAATAATTCCAGCTTCCCGAACTGTAAAACCTCCCGTTGTCGTAGGAATCACAACTTCAACAACAATCCAGTTGGGATTTTCACTATCCGTTTTTATCTGATTTATTGCCCCACGCCACACCTCATTTTTAAGGGCCGTTTGTGACTCAGTAGGGTCGTAATAATTTCCAGATCCATCTCCAACAGCTATGGAAGAAAACTGCACCGTCGTTCCAAGTGCTTGGGCGTTAGCCAGTTTAGCTTTTCCCGTATTTGTTAAAATCGTATAAAAGTTTTCAGCCATATCACCACCTCCTAAAGCGGATAAACCGTAACAGTTTCAACAACTTGGGCTCCAATGCCCCATCGCCAAAATACTGCACTCTCAACTTCCGTCACGTTGTACGGATAAACTGTAATTTCTTCACCAAAGAGGCTTGCCATTGCAACTTTAGGAACCACACCCCGTACAGTAAGATATACATTCAACTCGTCGAGCCACGAACGAACGTTCTTGTACTCATCTATTAGTCGCTCTAAAAGCACATAGGTCTGCTCATCAAGTCCACGCTCGCTAAGCTCAAGAATCTCTACCTTGAATTTGTACGGCTCCCCACCGTATTCATACCATTCGGAAATAACTCCACACATGGAGAGCATTTCGAAAATGCGAAGCAGCGCCGCTTTCGTTCCTTTCAGACGATGTATCTCAACAGCCCTTCGAACAAGATCTCTTTTCTCTTCAACCGAAACGGCCACCCCCGCACCCTCATCAAGGGTGATATGAAACTCCCACAGTAATAAATCTAGAATCGCTTCAGACAACTCGTCGATGCGCGGCAAGATGATGGTTTGAATCAAATGGGAATTAATATCGGCAAGTTGGCCATCTAACGCTAAAACCGCGGCTTCCACCTGAGGATCTTCAGCAATGCTTCCAGGGATAAGATCTTTCAACCCGGCACTAACCATCTTCGAGCCCTCCGTAATTGATGGTCACGCTGTTTTCTTTAGCTACTTGCCACGCTTCTAACGCTGTATATATAGGGTTTGACACTTCGACCCGCTTTGCCCCGGCATCCATCACACGCTTGATAAGCGCCGAGGGGTTAATATCTCTGCCCAATTTCGCTTTCTGCCATGCAATATATTCCCCTACGGCAGTTGCCACCTGAGCCTGTATCGCAGAAATAGAGATAGCTTCTACGCGATCTATGAAATATGTGCAGTCAACGGAATAGGTAATTTGCTCCGGGGCTAAAACGGTCACCTGATCTGTCAGCGGTCGCACATCGTCAGCTGAGCAAATACTCAAAACCTCATCAAGTATTTCGGAACTGGGGAGTTCCCCTCCCTCCATCAACGGCCTTATTTCAACTTCTCCCGCAGCAGGAGATCTTACCGACACGTCAATTATTCCCTGGTGTGCAGTACGTGCCCAGAAATCATAGGCAAGTCGAGGCCCTGCAACAGAGTACCTTTCCATAGCTTGCCTTATACGCAATCTAAAATTATCATCTGATTCTTCATCAACACCACCCGTGGAAGCAGTTATATTTTCCACTTTTGAGATATACGGAAGAGGATCCACCAGTTTACTGATCTGCCCTATTGCAAAACCATTCCCGATTGAACCGCTCTGGGTACAGGTAACGACAGCGTCAACATACGTTGCTCCTGGGGTTATTTCGAGGGCTTCCTGCGTTGCGAAAAAGACACTGCCACCCGAAGTGACGCGAGTTCCCTGAGGTATAGAAACGGCGAATGTTTGAGCTATGGGCAACGAAAAACGGACTGTGGCCATTGACGGCTGTTCAGGAAGCCTCACCACCCCCTGCCTGTCACCCAAATGATCGAGATAATCTCCTGTAGAATAAGCCAGCAAATTTTGCTTCGCTGAAAAATCAATGATTACACGCTGTTGCGCTATAACAGCCGCCACAGCCTCCAAGAAAAGTCTGACCGGATCCCCCTTTGCGAGAATCCGGCCTGCTGTTTGTTCATATTTCGCAAAAACCTCAGCCTCTACCTCGGCTGTAGATTTTTCCGTAAAATCTATGTTAGGTAGTGTCACGAATTCTCACCTTCACTTTCGGAATTAGAATGCCGTCATAATGGTCGCTTTCAACGAAACCTACAAACGTTACTTTCGCTCTGGGTTCAAACTTTTGAATTGCGCTAACAATTTCAGCTGACAACGCCGCCTGAGCCTTGGGTATTGGCTCGTCAAGCATGGTTGCACTGAGTCCAAATTCGCGATCAAGTGGAACAGAATATTTCATCGTAGTGAGGATAGTACGAATGTTTTGTAAAACTTCTGCAACCTCCGTTTTAGGCCCAAAATCAATTGCACCTTGTGCTCCGATCACCTCATATTCCATTGTTTATTCCTCCACATATTCGCGTAAAGTCAAATCAACAGTAGCCCGAAGTAAATGTCCATGATTATCAATTTGTGACCATGTTTCGTTTATGCTCTCTATAACAAATGTCCCCAACGGTCTTCCAGCTAAAATGAGAGGTGCATAAATGCCATCGTCTCTCATGTCGCGCAACCTACCTATTTCACCCCGTGGATTTACACCTAGAGAGGCCCTAAGAGAAATTGTCATCGTAACTGAATCTAAACCTGGCCCCATAAACTCCAATACAGGCTTTTGGCCTGCCACTTCGTGCGTGCCAAATCGCGCATCACCTTGCCTTTGAAAGTTTTCAGGGGTTCTCACTTTATCGGCTGACGTTTCAAAAACCACATCTCCAAGGTAGCCTATCATTTAGAGTTACCCCCCTGCAAAAACGTTATTTGATCCTATAGCAACGGAAGATCCACACGCTATAGGATCTCCAACTCTTCCGGCTTCTTTGCCATTTATAAACACAGACGAACTACCAGACGCCAACACAGACGCATGGCACTCTGGAATATCAGGGCAACAATGCTCAGCCCAAGCATCGCCTTGTCTATGCCATGCTTTGCCATTAACAAAAACATTAGGAGATCCTTCAACCGAAGGCCGAGATGGCCATCAGCCATGGCCGGTACAAACATCTCCTAACCTAGTTGCAGCAGGCACATCTTCACCTCCTTAAGGGTTTAAATCAATTCGAGGTGCCTGAAGCGTTATATAACTTTCGCTCTCAATTACGATATCTCCTGTGGAATGCACCGTCGTAGCTCCACTGCTACGATCATGCTCAATCCATGTACCATCCTCAAAATCTATGCGGCGTTTATTGGGGTCACCGATCGTTGGCTTGTCTTTTGCGTTATACATAGCCCCTAGACAGAAACCTTGTTCCATACCATTGGGCAAAAAAACGCATAACACTTGCTCTCCAACATCGGGTATAAAATAGTCTTTATTGCGCAAGGTCTGCCTCACTAGAACAGGTAAATCGTAGCTTACCATGCTGTCTTTATCACGGAAAAGCACTCGAACGGTGCCTTCTTCGGCATTAGCTGATGAAATCGTCCCTACACGCAAAATATTATTTAGTCGTTCCTCTATATCCATGAGGGCTTGATAATAGTCGAACATTAGTACCCCTCCAACACCCGGTGAGCTTCCAAAGCAGTTAAATAGCCTCCCTGTTGATATGAATGCACTGCTTTGTCAATAAAATATTTACCGTCGAAATGCCCCCAGCCACTAAATTCAACATTGATACCTGCGACAATGCGCGGATCTCCACCTAACGTAATACTGCTCGTTGCCTGCTTTTTATTTTTTTTCCTAAGCTCTTTTTGTGCCAAATCCATAGCCTCGGCTAAAGATTCGACACGCTTATTTATCACCAGCGTCTGGCCTTCTTCAGCATCTGGAACGGTGTATGTATAAGTTTGTTCTTCTTTCTTTACAGAGTCATAGTATTTCACAGTACATTTAGCGAAAATATCGACTAAACTCGATGAAAAGGAGTAACGCTCTACATAGCTAAGTTCGCTTTTAATAACTAGAGCCGCGTCTTTTTGCTCATATGCCTGCTCTTCGAAAATAACCACTTTCTCATCTGTTACCTTTAATAAACATCCGGCTTCTTCGCAAAGTCTCTGAAGAAAAGCTAGGTCAGATTCATCTCGCTGATCGCGTCTCTCATATAAAGAATCAACTGCATCGTATAAAAGCTCAACCCTATTATTTTTAGCGATATCTCCAGCAATGCCTGAAAGAGAAATGTTTTCCCATGATCGATTTTTCTTCTCATTTTGCAATGAACTTTTCCCAGGAATTGAAATAGCTTTTATTTCAACAACCCCAGGTGGACCAGATAATGTAATCTCATCAATAGAAAAAGAGCCGCAAGGAAGTATCTTTTCATCACCAACGGCTCTCCAATTTTTTGTCTTAAAAGATACATTAATAGTTGCTCCTTTTTGAGGCATCCACCCTCCTCTCCAAAGCTCCTTTTTATCTTGTAGGATAATTGTTATATCGTCAGCTTTTCCATGCGCATTGTCCGTATATGTAATTGAGAGAAGGAAGGCAGAAATGTCTGCGCTAATATCAGTACCTTCGTATAATAGGGAAACCGCTGTCCGTCGACTCTTCATAAAAGTCTCTTCCTTTTCCAAGGAGGCATAGAGTCTGGCAACCTGTATTTTTTACTGACGTCAGGTATTTTGATATCTACCCCCTCACTAAAAAAAACTGTTTCTCTATGTTGGGGATTAGCTTCGATAATATCTGACATAAAATGCTCGTCCCCACATGTCTTTAAGGCAATGAGGTCCCATGTGTCACCCTGAACCGTCTTGTATTTAGACATAACTTAGCCTCCTCTCGTTATCAAACATCTTTCGCATCTTTTCAAGTAAATCGTCGTTACCAGAGGCAACAGCTCTTTCAACATCTTGCCGGGTGTCTCGCGTTTCACTCGTTGAGATACGAATGACAGGCGAATAGTTTATCGTTATGTTGTTATGAGATCCTCCATCGCGCATTGTCGGTGCTGATGCCGCATCCCCTAAAAAACCTTTCATGCTATCGCTGAATGAACGGCCAAGTGTTGCTTCTAATGGGGTGCTCAAGGTGCTTTGAGGAACAGACCTGGCACCCTGGGCTAGTGTTTTCATTATCGCTTGCCCAGATTCCGTTAGGTGAGATAAAGGTCCTTCCTTAGCGTCGGAAAATGGCAGAAGCTTCCGGACACGAGAAAGCACCCCTTTAACAGCTTCGACCGGCGCTGAGGCCGCGCTCTTTACGCCTGCGACAAAAGTCTGTATCAAGGCCCTTCCAGACTCAGATAGGTCAAAGTTGAAAATACTAAGGATTTTTGCTGGGATTGATTTTATGAAACTTACAAGAGCTGCACATTTTTCTCTTATACCATTTGCAAAAGCTCCAAACTTAGCGGCTATGACATCCCAGTTTTTATATAAGATGACCCCAGCAGCTACTAACGCAGTAACACCCATAATCAACAAGCCTATTGGATTTGCATTCATCGCCGCATTCAATAACCACTGGGCGCCTGACCAAGCTTTAGTAGCAATAGTAACTAGCTTCATCTTAACCTGAGATGAGGTTAAAAGAGCTTGAAGAGTCTGCAATGCTAGTTTCCCCTGTAAGAAACCTCCGTACAAAAGAGACCAAGCATAAGAAGTGCCTATAGTAATAATTCGTAATGCCATGAGCCCCGCAACCAGGCCCACAACAACTTTAGTAAGGGTAGGAAATTTTTCTGCCCCCATAGAAACAAACGAAACAACAGTAGCAGCTCTAGATGCCAAAGCTGCTATTGTCGGTAAAAGAGTATTTCCAACAGAAATTGAAATAGACTCCATAGCAGATCTAAATTTTGTTATAGCCCCCTTGGCATTGCTAGTAAATGTTTTTGCCATCTTTTGCGCCGCGCCTTCTGCGTTTTGAATTTGCAAGATATATTCATCCAAGGCTCCGGCTCCGGTCGATGATTGTTTAATAAGCTCTGTCATGCCAGCGACTGCTTCCTGACCAAATAAAGTAGCTATAAAAGCAGCTCTCTGAGCACTCCCCATCCCTTCTGTTTTTTGTGCAATATCTTTCAAAATAGCCGGGAGTGATCGCAAATTCCCCTGAGCATCCATTGTCGATAGGCCAAGTGATTCCAATGCATCAGACGCTTCTTTTGATGGTTTTGCGATCTTTACAATAGCTGATCTTAGCGTTGTTCCGGCTTGCGACCCCTGAATACCAACGTTTCCGAGCAGTCCTACCATCGCCGAAGATTCTTCCATAGAGATTCCCATAGCAGAAGCAACTGGAGCTATGTATTTCATAGCATCGCCTAGTTGGATAATGTTAGTGTTTGATGTTGTGGCTGTTTTCGCTAAAACATCGCCCACTCGACCCATTTCTTTTGCCTTAAGACTAAATCCTGACAATATGTTTGATGCGATATCAGCAGTTTGCGCTAAATCGAGTTGGCCTGCAGAAGCCAAATCCAGCATACCAGGCATGGCTGCTAATACTTCATTTACCTTGAATCCTGCCATGCCTAAAAATTTCATGCCCTCGCCAGCTTGAGATGCAGAAAAAACAGTATCCCGCCCTAACCGTTTAGCCTCAACACTAAGAGCCTGCATTTCCTGGGCGGATGCATCCATAATGCCTCCCACCTCAGACATGGTAGCCTCAAAATTCATCGCGACACGCACAGGTGCTCCTACTGCAATTGCCATTGCCGTAGCGTCAAAAAGCTGACCTCGAAGTTTTGATGTTCTTTCACGGTTTGCTTCTATTGCTCCCCTTGTGGCTTGGAGGTTTTTTTGTGCCCGAGTAGCCTTCTCTATTTGAGCCGCTAGTTTAGCGGTATCTGCGCTCAAGTTCTTTGTAGATATTCCAGCAGCTTTCATAGATTCAGCCGAGCACTTAAAATCTTCTTTCTGCCCTTTAAGCTTTGTACTTAATTCAGAAACCTTTTTTTTCGCCCGTTCATAATCTTGCGTGAGTGCCTTGCTAGGGTTTTGGGTGTTTTTTATTTCGCGTGCGAGACGCTCTAAATCTGCCTTCGCATTACGAAATTGCAAAGAGGTTTCTGTCACCTGAGATCCAAGCTTTTTAAAGTTACCTATTTCCGCTTGAACCTTGTTAAGAACAGAAACCTCTTTGTTAAGATTTTGCAAAGCCCCAGTTGCTGTCAGCATAGACTTATTAAACGAGCTTTTTAGCTTCCCATCTAACTGAAAAGCTAACTCATAAATTTTTGCCATGCTATCACACCCTTGGCAGTGCTTTTTTTAATGATTCAGCCCATGCTGGTAGTTCACGAAGGGGGACATTGAGCCAAAATGCTATAGAAGTTGAAGATGATATGGCAAGTTGAGTTACAATATCGCGGATCTGGTTGCTGGCGTTCTTGGCTAGTCCTGCATTAGCAAAAAATTCTGCACCTGCAATGTTATAGCCGTAAAATCCTTAGCTCCTAGAGAAAGGATGAGCTCAACTGGAACCTTCGCTGCCCTTGCTGCCACATAAGCCTGAAAAGCCTTTGATGTCTCTGCAACTCCAGCAGCATTACCCGTGGCCACAAACTCCCTCTCCGCCACAACAATATCATCACCGGTTAGGGATTCTAGGGGAACATTGATATCTTTATATTCTTTCCCCTCAAATGTAAGAGGCTTATTCAATTCATGTTTCATATTCACCCACTCCTTACAGACCTAAATCTTCTCTCACAGAAGCTAGGTAGTCTTCTTCATCTATTACACAAATATAGTTAAACTTATCGATTTCTATTCGAGGAACCCCGTCATACCAAAGCTTAAGGTATACGACTTCAAATTCAACACTAGAATCAGAAGTTGTTCCAACGTCAAACTTTCCCAAACCGATAGTTTTAGGAATACCTCTGATGGCTAACTTTATAGGTGTTGTTTTGTATTCTCCTGAGGCAGCATTATAAACCTGAACAGATCCACGTAAATCTAGCGCATGCGCTCTTTGTTTTGCTAGGGTAGTTGCTTTCTCTGTAAGAGTCCTCCAGTTTAAGGTAACGCCCATAGAGCCAAAGTGCCCGAGCACTGGTGAATCTACCTCTCCGGCAATGCCTGCGCCCTTAACAGTCTCTGTCATGGCTTCTAGCGATGGTAGTTCAACATCCGCAACGCCAAGTAAATCAATTGAACCTTCTAGATACACTCTAAAATTTATTAGTTTTTCAGGTACTGGGTTACTCATTTATCTGACCTCCTAAGCAAACAGTGTTTGTAAATATGCCGGGTCATATTCAAGAAGGAAATCTATTTCACGGGCAGGAGTAGGAGGTGTGATGTAAACGTGGAATTTCACTATACCGTCCATGAGGTCCGTAGTAGGGTTTTCTTCTTGCAAAAACTCTACTCGCCCACCCAAAATAAATTGCCGCGCAGACAATCCGTTTAACCAGATGTTCGCTGAATCGACTATTGTTTCTATTAGCCGCTTGTTGATGGGATAATCCACCTTCTGCCAAAAGGTTTGAACTAACGTATTCCCTATCCAGTTAAACATGCGTCGTAGTGGTATAAATGCATCTTTGGGATCTGTTACAGAGGGGTAAACACCAGTTCTATTTCCCCAACACTTCCAACCGCCAATAAAGTTTAATCCTGTCACAACACCTTGCCCATTTAAATAGGCTGCCTGGTCTGGCCCAAGCCAAACTTCTTCCCCAGAGTCCAAAACAACACTATTTGCTTGGAAAGACTTATTAGATGGGCTCATGTACGGAATGTCTTCGTTATCTGCGTCTGTTTTGCAAATAACACCAGCTACATGAGTGCTCATGTGGAAAGTCTTGTCTCCTAATTTGAGCTTTGGCCAACATACAACTTGAAGCTTGTCCATATAATTGTTCGTGTTCTTCCATGCAGCAACATCTGTATATAGAGTTACCTCATCTGTCGGGATATCCGTTATAGCAATGGCTTTGAAGTGTTCGTTAATATTGCTTGCCTTTGCCGTCATGACTGCTGCAACAACGGGATCATCGCTCCAACCAGGAGCGACAATCTGACCAGGTATTAATCTAAATCGAGGGAATATCTCATTAATAAGCTCAAGGCCTTTCTTTTTACCTGTCGCTATGTCTACTCCTCCAACAATATCCGTCGAAGCAACAGCAGAAGGGTCAAGATAATCGTACTCAACTGTAAGAGTAGCTCCTTCGGTGATTGTTCCTGTAGGTATACGGGAAATAACACACTCTTCTTCATTATTAAATGATAAAACGTAATCCGTATTAAGCTTATTTGTTGTGGCATCGGTTTTAATAACAACAGAAGACAAGAGAACGCCTTTATTTTTCAAAATGGCTTCGCCGTCTGCATTTAATGTTACAGATTCTGTTGGCACTGAAGATTTATGGGTCACTGGGTCTAGCACGTTTATAAGCACAACTGGCCCAACGGCGTATAAGGCAAACTGCGAATATATAAACTCACAGAGCGTGTAATCTTTCCAGTTTGCAGAATAGCCTAATGCTTGCACAGCTTCTTGATAAGAGTAGCAAAGAACCGGCTCGTTTACCTTACCCTTGCCATCTAAAGATAAATTCACTGGAGCTGAGCCAATAACGACAGGCAGAGCCGCATCGCTTCTTACTGGTGGAACAATGGCAGTTGGAATCTCAGAAACATAAACGCCATGTTTATACGACATCCTCATCACCTCTCATATGAGCTTTTGCCTGTCTGTATAGAAGATTTTCTTTTGTCCCTTGTTCATTGATTTTTTTTCGAGTGTTGCTCAAATCTTTGATTGGAACAATAAGAGCTCCAATCGCTGGAGTTTTTTCTACCATTTTTTTTACATGGGGAGGTATTCCACCTTGAAACACTGTAAATTGAGCTAGGCTACCTCCTGGTAAGTTCGGCCCGCAATAAACAACTGAATCAATTTCAGGTAGAGTTTTCTTGTCTCGTTTTTTTGACATTTACATCACCTCGGTTATTTCCTGTGGAAGTGGCACAACCCACGTTGTTGTAATTTCACCAGCCCATTCAGGATATGGCTGGTCATCAAACAACCGCCACGAAAAAGGGTATTCCATCCTATATTTTTTCTCTAAAACACGCTGCTCTCCAAATGCAATGCGAATTCGTTCCATGATGTTCAGAACATCCCGGAATCCGTTCGGATCTTCCGCATATGTGCCAACCAGTATTTTTACCGTAACAGTGGCCATTTCTTCAGAGTCTTTGCCTTCTGAAGCTCGTACAATGACATAAGGGAAATCGGGGATGTCGCTCGATCTTTTGGAAGGAAGCCAACCAGCGACGACTTGCGGAGCCTTTGTGGTTTTTTGGTTTGTTTCAAGTGAATAATTTTTAATGACAGCACCTAGAAACGCACAAATTGAATCTACAAGATCGTTCATTTAACGGCCTCCTTCCATTAAGTAGATGATTTGATGGTCGAGCTCTTTTTCAAAACGTCGCAAGGCATTTTCTTCTATAGACGTACGAACTGCTTCTGAGCCAATCATTGTCGGAGCAGCCGGACCTGTTAGGGCGACTATTGGAAGTTGCTTTTTCCCGACACGCTCGAAAATGCTGGTATGGCCACTTTTCATAGTCGCAACAAAAGCTCGGAACAAAGGCTTCATGGTTCCATCGTTTTTAACTTGCACCATCACCGGCCGTTTTTGTTTTGCGTTCTGTTTACGGATCTTGAACTTGTAAAGGTCAATCCGCTGGCCTCTTGAGACTGCGCTAACTCTTAACGTATTAGGTTTTGAGCTTGAAAGACGAATCGTACTCCGTATATCTTTTGCCTTAGCAACATATTCTTCTCGCGCCGACCGAACAGCGTCCGTTCTAATTCCTTTTACTGCCTTATTCAAAGAGCGGGAAAGGGCCTTTTCGGCCCCTCCCTTAATTCCCGCTAATGCTTTTTTTGCATGCTCTACATTTTCTGCGTTTAAATCGATCATGATTCATTCGCCACCAATGTAATCTCTAAAACACCGCCAATATGCCCGACTTCCTCTACAAAAAAAAGAGATCCGTCCAGCCTGAACTCTTCTCCTCGTAAGGGTTCACATTCAATGTCAACAGTTTTAACATAAAGAATTATCTCTTTAGAAAAAACGCCGTCTACAGCTTCTGCTCTTGACTGTAGGCGGCGCTCGTGTATGAGGCTTTCATCAATCACGCAAAGTATTTCTTTGCCATTTATTGCATGGGACGTTGCGAACTCTGAGGAATTGAAGAAAGTAGATAAATCACTCTGGACAAAATCTTTAAATCCAGACACCGTTTATCCCAGCTTTACTAGTGCAGTTTCTGTAGAATCGTTCTTAGGCTCGACACATATACCAGCATACACATTTGCAGTATCAGTTTTTGTGAGATTTCCGGCAGTGGCATCCCAATATAGTTTGTCTCCTACAGCAAACGTTGTTGTTTTATCTGCTGGCATTTGGTAAATGCCTTCCAAAGATACCGCTCCGATAGCTCCAATCGGAATGTTGGTCACAGCAACCCCAACAATACTTGTAAGAGGTATAACTTCACCTACCGCGACATTAGCTTCGGTACTATTAGTCCAATTTATCACCTTTCCCGCTTGCAAAAACGTAGCCTCTTTACTCATGAGAACACCCCCTATCTACGCGCCAGGATTTTTAACAAGGCCACGCCAATCAACAGCTTTCGCGCCAGCTTCTATGCGTACCTTGTACTCTGTACCATCAACCGACCAACCGTATCTTTGCTCTAGGTATGGGGCCTTCACACCGTTCAAAAAGTACATGCGAACGGATTTCCCTTTACGGGCCGCCAAATACCATGCGTTTGCGCTTGCATCATCAAGCCTCGGATCAAACACCAAGGTAAAGTAATCTTTGGCATACGGATTTGCGCCATTCCCCATCGCTACACTTGCCCCAGTATCTAACGTAATCGTCATTGGGGATTGTTCCTGGGCAAAGAACCTCCGTGCAGTTGCCTCTAGAGCCACAGGTGCTATGAAAAATGTCGGCCTGATGTTGAGACTCTGCTTGCCGCCAACGTCTTTTTGCCCCTTCATGGCTGCAATAGCTAGGCCAAGTGCCTCAATTGTGGTTTCGAAATTCGTAAAGCTAATAGTTGCCGCTGTCATAAGGTTGCCATGGTCTAAATGGAAGAGGGTTTTTCCATCACCCATCTTTGGATTACTGGTCAGCGCTGTATATGCAATATCACCCAGTTTACGACGTGCTGATTCCCCCATCTGTCGAGGAATATCTGTAAGGGCTGCGATATCGTCATTTACAATAGCTTCTCGCGTAACGGCGAACAACTTCCCAAACTTTGCTACCTGATACTGTTCGAAGGTCTCAGCTCGTTCGCCATACCTGTATTCCCCGCCTTCAGGAATTTCATCCAGCTCAGATAATTCACCAACTCGGGCCGCTGTGTGTATCTTAAAGTCGCTGACGACACCAGTATCATCAACCCAGACAGGCCAAGTTTCTTCTTCGTTCTCCCAGCCCTCCATAAGACTTAAATTGGCCGTATTGCCCAAAATAACAGGTAAATCAGAAGTGGTGAGAGCCCTGCCTATCATCTCCATCATGTCGCCCTTAGTGCTCTCCCCAGCCCTAGCCAGAGCCTCACGCGCAAGCTCTCGCAAAGAAAAACTCCTGAGCTCTTTCGCGCCTGGCGCAAGGTCGCTTTCAAATTTGACACCACCGCGAATGCACAGTGCATCTTGTGCTGCAGCTCTGAACTTTTCTTTTTCATCTAAGGTAACAACGGCAGGCGTTACTGCTTTTCTTTCTTCTGCGAGCTTATCCATGACTATCTTCCGAACCATTTCCACCGAATCGCCAGATCGGATATGCTCGCTGAGATCCATTTCAAATCTTTGCCCCATCGCCAATATTTCCGCAGTGCGAACACGCTCATCTCTTGTTACGCGGTCTATATCTTCTGGTGAGACTCTCTCTACTACATCCGCTCTCTCGTTAGGCTTTGGCATTGCGTTATCCCCCTCCTCATCTAAACTTCTACCTACACCAACAGTTGCATCTGCTGGAACAGACACTATGCTGATTTCGAGCGGTTCCCACTTTCTCGCTATCTCGCAAGGCCCTGTGAATCGGCCACATGTGCTTGTTCCACCTTCATCAACTATTTCCCAATTTGTTACACGGTAACCGACAGAAACACCTTTAAGGGTATTGTTTACGACCTTCCTAAAAATTTTTTCACTTTCCTCGTCATCATCAAAGCAAACCTTGGCTCTGCACTTGCGGTCATTTTTATCATGCCACGCAGACTCTATTGCACCTATAGGAACGTCGCTCCTATGATTCCACAACAACACCCCCATTTCGTTTATGCGTGTTAAGTCAACATTGTCTTCATCATGTCCCAACACTTCACGCCATGAAGAAAACCATCCCTTTCTAATCACTATTGCCTCAGACGAAAATGAGAGTTCTACCGTCCGAGAGCTCTCATCAATGTTGCTTTCTTCGATTAAACATTCTCTATACAACGAAGTTTCTTTTAACCGTTCTTTTTCTTGTCTATTTGCTAATTTTGGCAACCGAGCCACCCTCCTTTTTTAACCCTATTTTTTCTACGTATTCCTGCTCACGGCATATCTGGTCAAGTATTTCTTGCCAATCCTTACCTCTGGCTGCACATATTTCAGATAACGATGTGATACCCATATCAAGCTCTTTCTGAGTTCCTGCGGCCTCTTTTAGAGGGTCTACCCACTGCCAGCCTGGGGTAATCCATACAGACTTTGTGTATCGGCTCATGTTCGAAAAATAATCAGGAATACGTACCTTGCCAGCTAATACACAAGCGGTTACAAATTCTGGCCATATCGGCCTACAGAAATGATCTTTTATAAATTGCTGTAAGACCCTAAAGCCTTGTCTATCTTCAAGGTGCGCTTGCCGGGCACTGGAATAATTCACCTGCGATACATCGCGCGAGATCATCTCGTATGACTGACCGACCCCCGCACCGGAAAGGCGCAGTTGCATCTGAATAAATTCATTTGCTTTTGTGTTTGGTCGTGGCGGATCAGAAAAAGAAACGTCTTCGCCGGGAAGCAGATATTCCATAATTCCAGGCTCTAAAGTTTCTCTGCGCTTTCCATCAACTGTTTTTGACTGTCTGCCTATCCGATCCCCAGGAGCTTTTGTTTTAATAAAAGCTGCGAAACATGCCGCTATTCGACTAGCCATAAGCTCAGCATCGAGATATTCATCCATATCGCGTACACGTCCCATAATCGGCGCAAAATACGACATGCCTCTGACCTGCTGAGGGCGTTTCTTAATGAACAAGTGTAAAATACGATCAGCCGGAATACGCTTAGAAGTAAAGTTTCGTCCTCTTAAAGGCAGGGAAAGCTCGTCTTCATAGATCCAATAGGCTAAGGGCTTGTACTGAGCGTTAACTTCTACCCCAGAAAAGACACGTTTGTTTTTTGCATAAGAGTGGAAGGTGTCGAGAGCATCAGATTCAAGCATCTGCAATTTAAACGGGAAATCGCTCGTATCATAAACATTTAAGGCCAACGTGTCGCCGTCTACGATCATGCGCCTAAGTGCCATGTTTTGTAATTCGTAAAATGTGTTTTGTCCTGTAACCTCACATTTATAAGCCCATTCTTCCCAAAGATCTTCAAGGCGCTTATTCAGATCTTCATTGTCTGAACCATCTTCGTTTTTTATTCGGGCTTGGGGGCGTATCCCCTGTCCTATCACGTTCCGCTCAAGAGCAAGCAACACACTATTCCCAATTTCGCTATTGCGTTCAAGATCTCTTGCCCTTGCCTTTATTCGGTCTCGAAAAGCTGCATCTGTTTCTTCTGGCTTTTGGTTTACTGGTTCCCAGCCACTGCCGAAACGATCTCGCCTTGCTGCATTGTAGTTGCGCATCTCTTGTTCAGCATGTCTATAGGCCATACGATAATATGCCTTTTCAGGGCTAAACCACGATATAACGCGATCTACTAAATTAGGTTTTATTTCTTCAGCCTTTCTTACCATGACACGTATGTCCTTGACCCTGTAGACTGCATCGCAACTTGCTGGCGTAAGTAGTCAATTCTATTCTGCACATAATCAATATTTGCCCTTTTAAGCCGCATAGTTCCTATTTGGTACTCTTGCCCTGCCAGTATCGCGCGCAAAGCGGCTTCATAAAGAGCAAGCTCCTCTTCATACGTCATGGACGCCCTCCTTTCTACTTAAACTCGTAACCATCCCCCCTCGGTTCGCGGGATCCATTCGTCGGGTTGTCTATTGCTTTCTTGCTCGTAGTGCGAGAACTCGAGAAAACCCTCCCTTTCCTCTGCTGATAAATAACGAACACCCAACACATCTGCTGCAACGGCAGCATAAACTTCAGCATCTAAAAAGTGGTTTTGTGCGTGTTGAGAAATAGGCTCCCACACCTCCCGGGTTCGTTTCGTTCTCTGGTCATAGAGCGTAATTTTACGCTCAGCACAAATCTGATCAGCATATTCGCGAGGACAGTTTTTAAAGATCATCCAAGATCCATAGCTACCAGGCTCTTTTCGCAACCTCCCATGAATCAGACTCTTGTAGTAATCTCCATCTGCTATCCAAAGCTTTAAGCCACCGAATTCATCTTTATCTATGGTTGAAACAGAATAAGGAGCTCGAAGTGGCTTGGAAGATCCCTTTACCGGCTTGCACACATCGGAAAATATCGCACAAAAGTCATAAACTTCATCCGTTCTGTAGCCACTATCTATCATGGCAAGTTTTACCTGAAACGGGTCTCCTCTGTCTTCAGCTCTATATTGCCTGTTTACCACAACGTCTTCTACCTCGCGCCAATTTTCGCACCGACCATAATCAACGAGCCATGAAGTAAGGCGTTCTCCCCATGCTCGAACAACGTAAAACATATGCCCTTTTTGAATGTCTACACCAGCTGTAAGAACAAGGGTCCCCTTCGGAACAATCCCTCTGGAGTGAGTCCATGCAGCTTTCAACACAACATCGCTTTTAAGGGCTGCTGCTTTTTCTTCCCATGGTTCTGCCAGCCATGAGTTGACAAAGTTCATAAGGGTTTCAGATAAATTTTTACTACTCATGAACTCGGCGGCGACATCTCCAAATGTAAGCATTGGTGCATATAGGGAATTCCAATGAAAAGCGACTCTTCGCACCGGACCAGTCGCTTTTTCATCTGGGCGCCACTTTCCTTTCAATAACATTTCGGGTTTATTTTTGTCATATATAGGCTTCGTGCAATGCTCACATTCATACCAGGCTGAGTCTCTAATCTGTTGACCTATTCTCCGACGCTCTTCAAGATTGTCACCAAGCTTGTCATATGTTTTCGTTAGTTCTTCAGGCCATTTTATTTGAGGAAAACGAAGCTTTTGGAGGTGCCCGCAATGAGGGCATGGCACGTAATAACGCAAAATTAAATCGCTGGATCTCATGTATAGCCAGATTCCCTTATTACTCAAAGTAGGAGTAGAAATATAAAGTATCTTTCTGTTGCTACTGAAAGATTTCGTCCTCTCCTTGCCAAGCTTCAGGGGACTTGCTTCTTTTCCGCTAAAAGGCGGGTATTTATCAATTTCATCGAAGATAAGATATCTAACTGGCCGGCTAGCCAAACTTGCAGCACTATTTGCGCCGGCCAACACGAGGTACATTCCTGGGAACTGCAGCTCCAAGCGATCTGATTCATGATGCAAATACTTCTCACGCAGCCGAGCTGAGGCTTCAACCATCGGCTGAATACGATTTTCACTCGTCCACTCCGCAATTTCAAGAGAAGGGTAAACGATTAGTGCGGAGCTTGGATCTTGGTCTATTGAATATCCTAAGCAATTTAGAGCGGCTTCAGTACCGCCGCTTTGGGCTGCTTTACAGATCACTATTTCTTCTATTTCTGGATTGGTCCAGTAATCCATAACATCTTTCAAATATGGAGTAAAGCTAGTGCGCCACGGTCCTGGCTTAGCAGATATTCGGCGATCTAAAACCCTAAAACGGTCTGCCCATTCCGAAACCGTCATTCGTTCAGGGGGCCGAGCTACTGATAATTCTTGATATGACCAATTAGGCAACGCTCTCACCCTCTGCGTTTCGAGGTGTGAACGGCCCCTCTCGGTAGTATTGTTCCCATAGTAAATATGTTTCGTCGTAGATTATTTTCTCTATTTCGCGCAAACTACGACCAATCACTATAGGAGCAAGTGTACGTGACCATGTAAACATATTTGCCTTGCAAACAGCTAATCTATTAGCCCACTCCAAATAGACTTCTTCTTTTTTCATGTAAAGACCCTTCAGCTCTTGCAGCCGAATTTCTTCTTGTGAAGCCTTTGCCTGTTTATATAAGGCATCTGCTTTTGTTTTTAATGCGACCCAATTCTCTTCTTCAACTTCACCATCTTTAGACGTTACTTGCGTCCTCCAACGCAACACTGCTTCAGGATCCCACCATCCCCTAGATCTTTGAGGACACCCCATCTTTCGCCATTCAAGCAGGGTTTTTGGTGAAACGCCAAAAAAGGCCGAACAGCGTTTTGTCGAAAGCAAGATTTCATCATCATTAAGAACCTTAATGTTGGCTTTTGGCATTTTATTTGTACACCTCCACCCAACTGTAAACTTTAGTTTAATGACCCTAAAAATATTTAATGATTAAGTTATCGTTGTTTTACATTTAACCCCTTTTTCATAATTTTACCAAGGGAATCATCGCGGTCGGTTACCCGCCTTAGTCTTTTTCTCCAGGAAGGACCCAAAACCCCCTAAACCTGCTCAACAACGGGCTTTACGAAGGCCTTAAAGTTTCAGAAGTCCTCTTATATGAATCTGACATAACTTATGTTCTGTAACATTCGCCAACTACAACTTCGAGCCGCATGAACACAGGCTTTGTTGCCAGTTATAAATGCCTTAATTTTGCGTTTATTAAAAAACTTATTTATATCGCTTATTTAATTCCCTGGAAGGTAACACTTTCATAGATAAAATCCTTCTGGACTTGATCAACGCAAATGTAGCGAAGCGTGTCCTTTGCTGAGTTGTGGCCATATATCTCTTGTATGGCAGCTATATCTTTTGTAGTTTTATAAGCCCAGTATCCCCATGTTTTACGTATAGTGTGTGTTCCTACTGATTCTTCTATTCCGCAGGCCTCTTTTGCCTCTTTAAGAATTGCGTACGCTGTTTGCCTGGTGATGCTTCTAAGACTTCCATCTTTGTTTCTCTTGCGTGAAATAAAAAGAGGATATTCCATCTCAGCTTCTTTAAAAGGTGTTAGATATTCTCTTAAAAAATCTCTGACGGGATTATTTATCTTTATGAGACGGGTTTTTCTTGTCTTGTTTTCTTTTATGTTTATGTGTGTTCGAATCTGCCTTCTGCCCCCAGGCTTTTCAACAAGAACATCTTTCACTTTTAGTTTTAGAAGATCCGTTATCCGCAACCCAACGTGTATTCCCATAAAAACCCAACCGTAATCTCTAAAATTTTTCTTATGAAGATATTTGAGCATCGCTTTGATTTGTTTTCGATCTTTAAGCGGTTGAACTGTGTTCATCGCCCACCACACGCCTGCCTTATTTTTTCTATTGACCACCTTCGTTTCGCCCTTCGTTCACACCACCGCCTCATCAATCGCACATCGCAAGGCTCTACAAGGGCAATAATCTCAGCACCAAAGGGGATAGAGGAAATACGCGCGTTCGAAACTCCAATCCTTACGCGTTTGTGTTCAGGTATTCCCCATATGGCGAACATCAGGCTCACCTCTCAATAAAAAAGGCCCCGACAGTTTCTGCCAGGGCCTTCCGTATTTATTTCCATACTACCATTTTAACAGTGTTTAAAAGATTATCAGCGGAACATCAAGGGAATATCAACGGATTATCAGGGACTTTGAGTTCAAGGAATTATTAGAGTTTTTGTTTTTTCTTTTCCTCCATCATCTTCTTTACTTTGTATTTTGCTATGAGTAGGTTGTGGGAATAGTTAATTATTTTCCAGCACGTACGCACCGAACAGCTTACTGAGGCATACAAAGACACCCCAAACAAAAGGTGTAACGATGGGATATTGATCAAATCTATTAATCCTATTCCTGCAACCCCCCATAATACGAGAAAGGTGTACTTTGTATTAAAAATCTCCAAACAACGCTATCTGGAAACCTCCTATCGCTTCGCGGGCTATCGTTACAGGCACCAATTTGCGACGACGCGTCACAGTTTTTGCATCAACTCCGTATTTACTTGCAATACGACACAACATGCTATCGTGAAGCCTTGAAGCTAGAGGGTTTGATACAAAGCGGATATGCTCAACAAATAGATTCCAATCTGACGGGAAAATTCTTCGAAAAGACTGAACTGCCTCGACAACGACATCCCACGACCCTAGTTTTTCTATAAACGAAATGATTGAATCTCCAACCGCTACCTGGTTGAAGAACCCATCGATGTTAACGCTCGCATCGACTCTTTCTATATCTGGCACAGCCTGGATTGACTGGACTAGGCTCGCCCATTGCTGGGCGCTCAGAGGGGGCCGTTCGCCCAGGAGAATCATTAAACCTGACGGATGGTAGCTGACGAGTAGCTCTACTATAGCTGCGAGTTTATCTACTTCGTTCATATTGGCCCTCCTCTGGTTTGTATTTGATTTATTTTTTAGCTGACTAGAGCCCACAAAGCGGCAAAGATAGGCGTTAAAACACTTGCAAGCTTCATGCCTAGGAAAATGTTGCCTTATGATCATAAATAGTTCCAATGACAGTGTAAGCAATACTTAAACTTGCCCATGACTTTAGCATGATGATTAAAACCTTAGCCATTTCCAGCCCTCCTATCCCAGAGACTCCATGCTATATCGTATTCTTTGGCAGCCTTAATTCTGGCCTTACAAGCCATACAGTAGACATTAAAAACACAGTACTCTTCCACTTTGCTCAGAGATATTTTTTGTTTGCAAATTTTTGCCTCCCCCCCGCAGAACGGGCAGGGTTTGTGGTCACTCATCGTTCTCACCTCACTATTCCATTTCGCCACGCCCAGACCGCCAGCTCAAACCGAGACGTGATCTCAAGTTTTACTAGAATCTGACAGGCATGATGTTTCACTGTTTTATACGAAATGCCCAACATTGTAGCTATGTCTACATACAACAGCCCTTGTTTTGTGATGAGAAAAAATATTTCTTTCTCGCGTGGTGTGAGCTCAAAAAGGGGATCACGTCTACGCATTGCGATTTCTTCCTACAGGCAGCTTCTGCTGAACGTTTTTACGCGTTCTGAAATCCCGTGCCTTGATAAACAGGGGCTGCGCCATCTCTGTAAGCCTGGAAACGATTCTCGTACCGTGTTCTCCTAACATTTCTTTCAGCTGCGACATTGAACATGCATTTGTAGTAATAATCGTTTGCTTTCCAGACCTGTATCGAGCGTCGATGAGGGAAAAAAGTCGCTCGTCTACCCAGCTTTTATCTTTTCGTTGTGCCCCTAAATCATCGATGGCCACACAATCGGCATCTTTTACGGCCTGCTGAATCTTGTACGCCGTTCCTTCGTCAAACCCCGCTCGAATTTCGTCTAGAATTTCAACCACTGGCACAAAAACAGCGCTTTTTCCCTTGGCGGTAAGCTCTTGAATCATTGCAATGGCCAGGTGTGTCTTCCCTACTCCTGTTCCCCCGCCTAAAATAAGAGAGCTTCCATCTTCCACGCACGCCATGGCTAGGCCCTTTGCCGTTCTGATCACAGGATCGCCAACAGTCTGGAATGTCTCGAAACTGCAGCGCTCCATGGCATCTGGAATCTTGCTCGTCTTAATCAGCTGCTCTGTCTTTTTCTGCAGCTCATGTTTCTCACGATCGCTGCAGTTTCCAATCCCTGCCACCAAAACCTGCCGGCCGAAGAGACTTTCCCCCGAAACAGCCCAGCGCAGCCCGCGGTATTTGCATGCGCCAAGGCCAGGACAATTTGCGCAGTAGCCCTCTTGCTCCATCGCAGCTAGAAAATCAACTGTTGAGCCGTATAAATCTGACTGTTTTAAAAATGGGTCATTGAGAAGGCGGCGAACGTAATCAAGGGCTCTTTCTCGCGACTGCTCTAAGGCGTGGGGCTGGTACGCTGACAAAAGAACATCGATACTCCTTGCCGCTTCCGTCATGGCTCAGGCTCACCTCCATATTTTTCAATAAGAGCTGCCTGTTGCTGTTTTTCCCACTCTTTGAGATCCGCTGCCCGTTGCTCTTCGTAGGGATCTTTGACTTGTGTTTTTCGTGCCTTTGATTTGCTTTTCCCCGAAGTCTGGTATTTCAAACTCTCGTAGATATATTCAAGAGTGAGAGTGCTCAGCAGCCTTTTCTTTTTCTCGTACCTGGCAACAGCCTTCCCAATCTCTTGGTTCACCCGCGCGGGGACATGGATTTTTTCGAGGGTTTTGACTGCGAAAAGCTCTCCTGAAGTGATTCCCTTTCTGCCCGTTTTGAGCAAGAAATATTCCACGGACGGGCGCATCACCTGTGGAACATCGTCAATATCAACGAATTCTGTATTTTCCTGCTCTGCTATTTCGTTGTTTTCCTGTGACGGAAGATCCTCGTCAGAGGGCTTTTCTTCCTTCTCTGAAAGAGAAGTATATAGTTCATATGGTTCTAGTTCCGGTACTACGTTTGGTGCACCCCCCTGGTGCACCTCCTGCACCCCTGCATGTGGTGCACCCCTTCTATGACCGATAATGACATATTCCGAAGACAACTGCTGCTTCTCTTTATATCGAGCGTTACGTTCTAAATACCCTTTCGCCTCAAGAGTTTTCAGGCTCTCTTGTACTGCACGAATCGAGCACCCCGCATTTTCTGCTATAGTGGCCACTTTCGGAAAGCACTTCCTGCCATTTACAGAGGCAAAGGTGCAAAGAACCGCGTAAACTGTCTTGTCAACAGGGGAAAGGTTTTTATCTTGAATAACGCAAATATCTACACAAGCCCACCAAAAATCACGGCCATCATTCAGCAGTGTTTGATCTGCCACTTTCTTCACCTCTTCTTTTGCATGTTTCCTTACTCGCCCCTCACCCCTGTACTGCCAAAACCGCCCTCTCCACGCTCGGTTTCATCCAGTGCATCTACAACTACAAAGCCGGGCAGTTTCACTTTGAGAATAACAAGCTGAGCTAGCCGATCTCCACGCTGTATGGCAAAGGGTTTCATACCATCGTTCCGAAGAGGAAGCATTACTTCCCCACGATACTGGTGATCTATAACGCCTACTCCGTTACAGAGGCGTATTCCGTGCTTATAGGCCAAACCGCTCCTGGGAAAAATAAAACCTCCATATTGATACGGAATGGCGATCTTAAAGCCTGCCGGAATGTTGCAAGCTTCCCCGGGTTGAATAACAACATCTACAGCACTTTTAATGTCTGCACCAGCGTCGCCGGTATTTTTTCTTTTTGGTATAAAAAGTTCGTCCTCAACAACGATTCTAAGATTGTCCATAGTTAAACCTCCTCAGGCTTTACGCATCTCAAGAAAAGTTTGGCCAGTTTTGTCTTTATATTTCCCTACGGCAGCGAAAATTTCATATTCTACGCTAGGCATTCGTACAAATCCTTTGTTTCGCTGCCATGAAAGATAATGGGGATATTCAACTTCTTAGCATGTTCTATCTCAATTTTGCAGCCTTCGGAGTTTTCCCAGTCGCCGAATACCCAAATCTCATCTGCCAAAGACAGCATCTTGCGACACTGGCCTAAAACCCATTTTTGATCTCCAACGGCTGAAACAAAACTAAAGGCGTGGACTGGAGAAAGAATCAGAATATCTTTGTTTTCTACAATCGCAGAGAGGTTCTGGCATATGGTGTCTACAGTGATGTTGTTCTCAAAAACAGTTTCTATATCAGCGTTTTTACCTCGCAGTGGATGAGCTATATAAATTTTTTTCATGTGATCACCTTTACCCTAACCATTGTTGTTGTTTTATTTCCCCTATCTGGGGAAGCTTTGTTTTCTGCTCAAACACACCTTCTCTTACAAGGCACGTGAAAACACCTGCTATAAAAGCGAGTAATAGAACAAGCTTTTTTATGCCTGGCCTCATATCGTCACTTCCTTATGCTAAAATGAGGCCGGGAGTTGCTGCTCCCAGCCTTGAGCTTCGCGATGCCCGACCGAAAGGTCGGGTCTATTTATTTGCAAGTTTCTCATGCCGACACCTCGTTCAGAAATATATTTGCAAAGTATATTTGCCCCTTCCCGGTTACCTTTGGCGTTCTGGTAATTCTCACGCTCCCATCAGGATTATTAATGGTTCGCTCTTTGATCTCAAACAGCCCCAGCTCCATGGCCCGTTGGGTAGGCATGTTTCTGCTGCTTCCGGACTTTATGAGATAGCCTCTGCGTCTCAGCCAATCAAACAACCTGTTCTGCCCCATCTGAATGCCGTTTTGACGTAATAATTTAGCTAGATCTCCTACAAGAATTGACGTATGTGACGCCGAAACACTCTCAGCAAAGATCACTTTTGGAGCATCTTCCCTCACCTTCGAAGCAAGTCGCAACCGTTGCTCACGTTCTTTTTTAAGGTCAGTCGCCAACCGGATAATCGTGTCAGGGTTGCATAAAACTTCTTCTATTTTTTGTGGAGTTAGGTAGGCGCTATGCTTGCGTATGGCGGGAAGAACTTCTTCTGTAACCCAGTCTTGAAACCTTACGGCCGAAGGAAGCTTTGAACGTAATACCAGGGAATAAAGACCTGGCTCAGATATAACCGAGGTAAGTTGATTTCGTCCCATGGCGTCGGGAATTGCGACAGCATCTCTATGTTTAATTCTGACGTGATTGTTTACAGCGTCCCTTGCATTGCTGTATCCCAACACATCACATACGTCCCTGGCAACCCACCACGGATTCCCCGCCTCATCAATGCGCACCCGCACATCTTGATTCTCGAACTCAAAGATCTGTAGCCCCTTCATCCACTCACCTCCTTACGGAGTATTGCGCAAGCTTCTGATATGGCTGCTCTTGCCCTGGCGTTCTCTTCGGTTCGTTGTAAAATTACCCCCTTAAGTTTTTGGCCTCGATAATTTAACAATCTAACGACGGCTTCATTGACTTCTAGCTTCATGCCTGACACACCTTCACCGCCTTGGCTTCGAGGTAAATCAGGTGGAGGATCTCCTTCCTGATTCTCCGTTTGCTTTCAAGGTCATTGAATCTCTTGTGGTTCCTGGAAGCATGGTCAACGTGAGCTCGTTGAAGCTCTATGGCATCGCTTAAATCTGTCAAATTTCTTTCTTTCGAAAGCCACACCACCTCAACCATTGCTATGCCTCTTCCACGAAAGCTGAAAGTTTTTGAACGTCTCTGATTGATATATCTTGATATCTTGCGCTGAGCCTTTTCCGCTCATCAGCCCCGCAAATGGCGCTGAGAAGACTGGATGCCTCCCTTTTCGCGAACCAGATTCCCTTGAAATAATATGGACCGCTGACTACTCCAGACTTAGCGAGCAGTTCAAAAAACTTTCTTGTTGAATGTTTAAGAAACATTTTCTTCTGCCCTCCCAAATTTTGTTTTCCATCTGTAACGCACCATGCGCCCTCCGCCATACAAAACATCAACGCGATCTTGTTCTTTCATACGTTGCAAGGTGGAACGCGCAACCCCGTAATACGCACAAAAGTCTTTTGCAGTAAGCCAGGTTGGTTCTATTTTTTCAGTTGGAGGCTCCGGCTGTAGTTTTGAAACAGCCGCGCTGACAGCCTTCTGCACTTCGACCTGTACAAGCTTTTTTATGTGCTCATCTATGCCCACGCCACAACCCCCTCCCTTCTCTTATCGCACACCATCTTGGCGATCGTAGGGGCCTCATGGCGAACTCGCGCTACTCCCCTTCCGCTCGGTATGCCGTCTCTCTATTGCAGGCCTGAAACGGTTCGGCCTCCGAATTGTCAAGGTGCCTACCTATATCAGTGTGCTGATGTCGCTCAAAAAACAAAAAGTGTTAAATATTTTCTGCCCGCTTTACTTTTATTCTTGAAAGAATCTCAATGTACTTCCCGAGAGCGCATATAGCGTTTATAAACTGAATACCTTTCTCTGAGTTTGCTTCTCCATTTGCTAAAAGGTCTTGAAATATTACTGTTACCTCTTCCGGGGTGTCACAGGTTTTATAAAGTATCTGAACTGCTTGGATTGCCTCCGCAAGATCATTTATTCGATGGAAGCTGAAGCCGCTGAGCTCTCTTTCCTGCGGAGGGGTGTAGGGTTTCCGTATAAAATGGAGTAAAGATATCCGGTCTCAAAACCAAGTGTTTGTTCAAGTGCAGCTATATTTTTAGCATCTGTAGGAGGATACTTTTCTTTTTCCCAATCACACACGGTAGTTCGTGTACACCCTACTTTTCTACTCAAACCCTCTTGAGTTAGCCCCATACGCAACCTAGATGTCTTTATTATTTCACCAAATCCCATATCCTCACCTCCTTTTGTTCTAGTCTGCTTGAATATTATATTAATTATCGTGAAAAGTCAAGTGTAGGCAACTAATATATTCAATATAACTTGTCTTGACTTAATTTAATTTTATAAGTAGCCTGTACTTGACATAAAGGAGGTGATCGGATGATCTCAGGAGAAGAAATACGCCGTCTACGTAAGGCAAAAGGATGGACACAACAGCAACTAGCAGATAACGTCGGAGTTGCGAAGACAACAATTGTAGATTGGGAGAAAGATCGCTATTTCCCTACTGGAGAAAATGTACATAAACTTTCCAGAAGCCTTGAGGTTTCCATAGCCTACCTTATGGGTGAAACAGATAATCCAATCCAAATAGGAAAAGACAACATTTTTAAAGACTACGACCTAATCCCTGTTGCTTTGATCTCTCCTGAGCAAACAGCTTGTTGTGGAGCTGGCATGATCGACATGGATACTACTTGCGAACCTGAAAAAATACTTGTTTTATCTAGGCGGGAAATAGGCGAATACGATCCTAATCGTCCCCCCTACGCAATTCACACGGATGGTGTTTCCATGGAAGGATTTGGAATTCCTAGCGGTTCAGTCGTTTTTATTAATCCACGGGAACATCTTGAGTCTTTTGATGTTTGCCTGATTTGTTACTATGGCCGATTAGCTATCAAGAAAGTTATTTTCAAACCCAATGGGAACTTTGAAATATTCTCTGATTCAGAAGACGACAATCGGGAAATTTCTAAAGAGGAGTTTGATAGCGGACTCTTTGAAATTAGAGGGAAGGTTATCGCAATTCATAGTACGCCGGGACATGGAAGGTTTTAAAACAGCAGCTCCAAGGAGAGGAATTTAAAGCATCATGACTTAATATTTTTATAAAAAACAAGGAGGATATTATGTCGGTTAATAGCGAGTATCTTGAAAACGAACTACGTAAGATAGGAGCTTGGGATGCTTTTAAAAATAAAAAGGAAATTAAAGCACTAGAAGAAATCCTTTCAGAAAATGAACCCCTTTGGGCAATATCAAAAGCAGCTTATGAAAATAATTTAGGTACTTTGGTCGTCTCACCACGTAGAATAATTTTCCTTCGCAAAACTATAACTTCCAAAATTATTACAAATGAGATTTTGATAGAAAAAATAGACTCTGTAGGCCCCGTGAAGGGGATGCTCACGGGCTCTATAGATATTTATATAAGCGGTAAGAAACAAAAAATAACTAACATAATAACGAATGCCACTAATATTAAAGACGCTATTGAGCATGCCATGAGGAAAGAAGAATACACTCCCCCACAACCTAAATCCGATATAGAAGTATCCATAAATACAGAACAGCCAAATATACCCCGACCTTCGCAAAACCAAAAGGAATCCCCCCAAAAATCGAAAAAGAAATGGTTAGTTGTTGCCATCATTGTTTTGTTTGCATTCACCGCTTTAGTTTCACTAATCCCTGATGCACCTAAAGAAAATTACGAGTTGCTGGCAATTAGTAATGCCGATATGCCTACTTACTCAAGACGTGCAGTAAAAATTACCGTTCCGCTTGGGCTTACGAAAGAGCAGCTAACGGAAGTTATGACGGATGTTGCCAAGAAGGTAAAGAAGGATGAAAAAGTTGATAGAGTGTGGGTGCACGCATATCATGACAAAACTGAAGATTATAGCGTTGTAACCGCCGCAACTATTGACATTGACGATAAAGGAAATGGAAGCGGTGAAGTTGAGTTTGCTCCTTTTTATTTTTCTGATCCGGAAAAGTACACCGTTAATAAGTTGCCGGAGAACAAGCGAAAAGAATATTATTCCAACAAAGTTCTGATAGAACGTATGTTTCTAGAGGACACACCCGGCAAGGAAGATAAAGCCATTGAAAGCCTACGAAAAGAATATGGTATTTCAGAAAAAGAAGAGGCGGATATACTCTTTGAGGCAAACATCATGGGCTGGAGAGGCCCCAATGAGGAGAAATACGCCAAGGACGGCTATTATATCCCCAAGGAAGAGGTCGGCAAGGAATGGTATCAGTGCGGCACACTTCACTCTTCATCTTCCGATGAATGGCTGGAAGCTTCTCACCAGAACAGGATAGCAACTTGCGCCGACTATCTTTTAAAGCTTTACGAAGACGACACGTTGAATATTAGCCTTCCTCCCAAGAAGAATATGCCATCTTTGCTCCATGAGGTAAAAAAATACGCTGAAGAAATGGCGGTGGCCATAGATGAAGTGTTCCGTTCCAGCGAAGAAAAACTCAGTGTTTCGGAAACGGCGGCATTGCTGATGGTTCAAGCCGGGTGGCTAGATTAAGGAGCAATTTCTGTAGATGCCGATAAACATCCTTTTGCCGTCTTTGTAGAGGGGGACTCTATGGAAGGCGCAGGAATTCCCGACAGAAGTACAGTCGTCGTGAATCCTGCAGAAGAAGTTTATGACGGTGATACGGCATTAGTGTGTTTTGGCCGCCAAAACGAATGGGCAATAAAGTGGGTGTATTTTAATAAGGCTGACGGTTCTGTTGAAATCCGTTCAGCAGCCCCTCAGTATAAGCCTATGGTTTTTACAAAAGAAGATATAGAGCTCGGGCTCTTTTGCATAGTAGGGAAGGTGACACGTTTAACAGCAGAACCAAGAAAGGGGATCTAA